CCATTAAGCTTAGTATGATCAGCATTAGTAAATACATTACTATCGGAAGCATTTTCTACAAGGGTTCTTATTTCTGCTGCGGTTTGATCTGCTGTAGCTGCGGTTTCAATACCAGCTAACTTTGTTTGTTCAGCATCACTAAATTCATTTGTATTAGAATTTGACTCATAAAGAGTTTTTATCTCAGATGCTGTTTGGTCATCTTTAGCGTTGGTCTCTATAGTATCGAGTTTTGTACCATCTACGGATACATCTCTTCCATCTACAGTTCCTGTTGTTGCTATATTTTGTGAGCCAAAATCAGGAGATACCTTAGTACCTGCAATAGCAGCTGACGCATTAACATCAACGTTTACTATCGAACCATCAGTTATTTTTGATGAGTTAACTATTCCGTCTTTTAAATCTGATTGCCTTATTAATTGACCACCTGATTCCTGAGTAGAATATAAAACCTGTGTTTGGTTGTTATTAAGGTCAACAGCACGAATTGAAGAACCAGCAGCATAAGTTGCCTGTGCTGTATCTACGTTAGTACTTCTAAAAATATGTACGCTTACACCAGATCCTGGCGCAGTGTTAAAGACAATGTTTGTATTGTTTATGGTGTAGTCATTATTAGTTTGACCACTTGAGTTTTCAGTTTTTAAAACGTTGTCAAGTTCTACTTTGACATCGCTATTTGCTAAATATGGAAATGTAAAGGCAAAACTCGTTGTGGAGTTATTGCCTGTATAAAAATGTTCAGTTGTCGCCATTTGTATTTACAAACGTTTGGTTATTAAGTTGGCGAGTGGATTATTTATTTACTAATAAAAAATTATTAGCTGTCTTGTCTAAAGAAGCTAAATTTTGAGCATCTAATCTTCTTTGTTCATTAATTAGTTCAATTACTTCAGGGTCCCTCATTAATTCTGCCCAAGCTTTTCTACGAGCATCTTGAAATAATCTATGTATTAATTGGTTATGTACATAGGCAGATCTTGGGTCCATTTCTCTTCGACCAGCATTTAAATCAGCTTGCATATATTGAAGTGATTTTATAACTCTTGGGTTACGAGCTAATTTATTTAATGCTGCTTCTAAATTCTGATCTCCAATCGCTTTTTGAAATAAAGACCTTAGTCTTGGAGATTTCTTTAAACTTAATCCATCTGGTGAAGATAGAGTAGAAAGCCTCATATCATATTTACTTTCAAACAAAAGTTTCCTACCTTCGCTTTGGTCTAAATTGATTTGAAATGGACTAAACATGTTAAACATACGAGTAGGAAAATCCCAATCTTTAATTGGTTTTCCGTTTAATAAGTCGTATTTAGTAGGTATTTCATTAACAGCTAAACCTTCAGTTATTAAGTTTCTATTTCTAATTGATTGCCATATACCAGCATTCAATTCTTTCATATGTGGATTGAATAATTTTCCTAATTCATTTCTCATAGAACTCATAGGAATAATGTTATTCATAAGACCACCAACAATCCTTTCTGTCTGTCCAGGACTACCACCAAACAAATCTACAAATTGCTGCATACCAGCTAAATAAGATTTACTTGTAACACCTTGAGCAACAACTAAAGCTAATTTTTGTAAATTATCTTCAGTCCATTCTTCACCCATTAATTGGCTGTAGTCTCCGATATCAGCAATAGTAGAAAGTATTAAGTTAAATGGTTCAAATGAGTCATAACCTACCTGTACTCCACCGATAGTAATAGTTCTAGGTTTATATCCTCCATCTATCCATGCACGTCTCATTTGACGATCAGCTGGTCCATTACCTGTTAAACCTCCATTCATAAAATGCATGGAAGCCATAGTAATAATTGAACCACCAATAGCTAATCTTCCAGTTTGTAAAGCTTTGGCATTAGCTAATTCTTCAGCAGTTGTAATACCGTACTTGGCAACATCCTGTAAGTTATTGACAGTAGCACCAGCAATTTCATTATATTCTTTTACTAAAAAGTTAAATCCTGGAGTATGTTTGGCAGTTAATGCTAATCCGTTTACACCAGTTCTAGCGAATAAAAAGAAAGGTTTAGCCCAAGGAGCTTTTTCAAATACTTCATTTAGACCTTTTGCAAAACCAGTAAGGTCTTGAGTTAATGTAGCTTCTTTCTTTGCATATAATGTAGCTGCATCAGTGATGTTTCCATCTGGATCGAGAACGGTTGAAAGAAATCTATTTTCATAATTTTTAAGTAAATCTGGAGTTATTTCTACAACATCACCTTTAGAAACTGCATCTATAGCAGCTCTCATAGCTTTCTCTTTTCCTTTAGCTCTAGCTAATAGATACCCAAAAGTATCATCAGTTGCAGCCATTATCTTAGTTGAGTAAGTAATGAATTTATTATCATTAAGTGATCTAGCCATATTTGCCATATAGAAGGCAGCTTTATCTCCAAGAGTTGCTCTACCACTATTCTCTACCCAATCAGTAAATATTGCCCACTGCTCATCTCCTTTAGTACGTTCTATATAACGTGACTTAACTGTTGATACATCACCTGACCAGTAAGCATTTAATTTAGTATTAAATAATTTCCATGCTTCTGGAATAGTTTCAATCATTCCAGTTAAAGCAGAAATAGAAGCTTTTCTAGTAGCTACATCACCAGTAAGAGTTGAACCTATTACTTGAGATATAGGTCTTAAGAATGTTGCAGTACCTGTACCCATGATCGCTCTGACAGAAGTCTTCGGACCACTAAGTACACTATGAATCATCATTGCTTGAAGTTCTTTGATAAGAACACCAGTCTTAGGTTGACCGTTAAAGTCTCCACCTTTTAGTTTTTTACGGACCCAATTATCAAAGTCTTTAACATTACGTATGTCATTACTCATAGAAATGACTTCCATATATGCTTTAAATAAATCACCGCTAGGTTCATCACCAGCTACTTTAAACGCTAATTGGAAAGCATTAATTGAATCTGCAACTTGTCCGTCAACAGCCTCATTTAATTGTTTTAAAGATTGTTTTCCAGCCCCAAATGCTCTTAATTGTCCAGATGTTTTCATACTAGACAATTTGATTTGAGTTAAACCAGCAATAATCTTTTCGTATATAGCTTTAGCTGGACCATCAATATCACTAAGGTCAGCGATACTACCAAGCTCTCTCGCCCCAATACCAGCATCTCTTAGTTCTCTCATTAAAGAACCAATAATTAATCTTGAAGCACTTGCTTTTTCTGGGTCCCAGATAGTAATTTCATCAGGCGCACCTTTCTTAATAACAGTAGGTGCTTCAAACATTTTTGCCCAAAACTCTTCAGGAGATACGTCAGATCTATTTCTGCCTTCATATACTTCTTTAATAAGTTCAGCAGAATCACCCCATATTTCAGCTAATGTTTTACCTTGAGCTTTAGCAGCTTTTATCTCAGCTTGTAGACGAACATCTGTCATAAATTCACCAAGAATTTCTACAACATGATCTTCAGCCATTTGAGAGCTTCTAACTATAAGTTCAGTTTCTACAGGAGTTGTATAACTAGCTAATCTCGCTGCCGAAGTTACTGAGTCAGTAGACCCCATTTCCGCACCAGCTTCTTTTTCAATTCGATTTAACTGATCTTTAACATCACTAACCTTACCGTTAGAGGTTGGAGCACCTTGCCATGGGTCTGATATCTCAGAGTTTTTATATGCAGTATATTCTGGTTTACTTAAATCGTTTATACCTCTTTCTTTAATTTGAGATTCAACATCTATTTCTCTACTAACAGCTTTTTGAAGAGCATCCATACTGCCATCTTCAGCTACTTCTTGACCAGCTTTATTTACTCTAACTTTTTTAATACCTTTACCAATCAGCATACTTGCAGAGTCAAAAATAACTCCAATACCCATACCTTCAACAACATTCTTCAATGTTTTCATTGCAGGGTGGTCTGTATCTTTAGTAGATAATGGTGTATCTATAAAATTAAAACGATCTCTTAAAATTGCTAAACCGTTATCTTCTTGGGAATATTTAGAAATAGCATCAGATGCAGCACCAACGGCAGCACCTCTTACAAGACTTCCAGCTACTGTAGTTGCAGCAGTTACACCAGCTACCTTAGCAGCAGGAATGATAGCAGCAGCTAATGAACCAAAATGAACTAAGCTTCTTAATGCACCACCCCACCATGTTTTGGTTTCTATAGGGTTAGCATCATCTACAAACCAGTCATCCCATTCAGCTCCATAGCCTTCATCGGTTACTTGTTCTTCTTGCATTTCACCACTGAACATATCAATGGCTCTTTCTGGGAGGGTGACAACAGACGAAGCGGTATCTTGAAGTCCACCACCTATGGCAGATTGGACTTCTTTAACAACTCCTTTTAATCCTCCACCGCCTTCACGTTCACGAGGGTCATCTAACTCAGCCTTAGCTTGAGCTGCTTCATTTTGAAGTTGAAGTTCTTGTTGTTGTTGATACGCTTGTTGTTTTTCAGCCTCCTCAAATCTTTCTTGGAAATCAATGCCGTCTTTAACAAACTCCATTGCATCAACATCCAGTTCAAAATCATCAGGATTCATTTTTTTACCTTAGTAATTAATAACGTTTTCTGTTTTTTGTAGGAAATTTATCCCTTCGGTCTTTTACTTCTTGTTCTCTTTCTTCTATTGCTGTTTCTAAGTAATTCAAGGCAGCTGCCTCTGTGGCAAATATATCTTTTAAAAGTATTCCAGGAAGTCTTAATCCTGATCGTATAAACTCTTTAAGATCTTCAGCGGCTTGGCCATCAGAGTGTTTACGCATCTTCCTTCGCATCTCCTCCTGCTTAGTTAGTTGCCTTACTTTTGGTGGTGAAAATACTTGTTCTTTTTTATCAAATACTGCATCTGCACCAACATCTTCAGAACCTAAATCTAATCCTTCTGTATATAAGACATCATCATATTTTCCATCTTCATTCTTCAAGATTTCATCAGCAAGTGAACTTATAGCAGGGTCACTATAATCAATAACCCCGTCACCAACATTTCCTTCTCCTCCATAAAAAGCTAAAATTTTTGCTCTGGCTAATCTAGCTTCAGATTGATGTGCACTTAATAATTCCCGAGAAGTTTCAGGCATAGCTTCCCAAGCTTGTAAAACCACAGACTTAACAGGTTCACCAGCATCCATTAATTTACTTCTAACTTTTAATTGCTCTTCTTGAAGTGCTAGAGGATGAGGTCGTATACCATCTATCCTTATTTCATTTGCTAATTGAACATACATAGGATGGGCTACATTTTTCTTATGTAACTCTGCTGCCTCTTCAAGAATATCTTCAGTACCAGCAATAATTGATGTCTTAACAACGGTCATATCATTTTTTAGCTGACCCTGTGCAAGTGATAAATTACGTTTCCTTTCATTAACATCCGTAGAAGCTGATTGAAGAGTGTCCCATCTACCAGTAGCTATAATTGCTTTCATTTGCTCTGTAGCTTTTATGTAAGCATCAGCATCACTATTAGAATCTCTCCTTGCATCGGCATACAATCCTGGGAAATACCATTCAGCATTTTTCTGGACATTACCTAAAACTGTTTTATTACCTTTTAACTTAAAGCCTTTTGTAGTAGCTAAATCTTCTCTCATATCTTTTGAAGCCGAAATAGCATCTGTCAAATTTTTGTCACTTACACCATTAGGACTGGTTGTACCAACTCTTGGCATCCACGTTTCTCTTTCCTCAGCACTCTTTAGCTTATAGACCATATCTTCAGTTAACCTACCTCGGTCCCATTGAATCTGTAAGTATGGTTTTAGGTCTTCATCATTTTTATCTTCATCAGTAGCAAAACCAGTCACCTCAGCGGAAGGTAAACCATATGTATCATCATCCCAATTGTCTCTTAAAAAGTCAGCTAACATTTTTTCTGTGAAAGATCCATTATTATCTTTCCTCATTTGTTTCATATCAGCTATTTTACTGTTCTCGTAGTTGTCAGCTTTCTCTTCCTCAATCTCATAATATTCAACTTCAGCATCATGTAACTCTTTATCCCAATTTATTTCAGCCAACATCTTGGAATGTGATTCTAGAATCAGTTCTTTAGGAGCACCTTTTTTACCTCTATGAAGTATGTATAGTGCTTCTAATTTACGAGCTATTTCAGGTTTTATCTGTCCTATTTTGACCATTTCTAAAGCATCACGCATTACAAATTTATATGCTTCACCAAAAGTTTTATATCCTTTTTCATTTTTGACAGTCTCAATGTGTTCCATTACATTGGTTTGGAAATTTTGACGACCCTCTTGATCAGAATCATATTTTAAAATTCCTGCTAAAATTAAACGCCTTTCTCCGTCATTTTCTTGATCTTTTTTCTTTACCTCTTGTTTATCCCATTCAACTCCAAGTAGTTTTATTTCTTCGTCATAGTGCTTTGTTATAGCTGTTTGAAAAGCATCACCCCATTCATCGTAGCGATCGGTGTCACCTTGTCTAAATTTTCTATATTTCTCCTTTTTATCTACTGAACTTAAACCAGTTAAATCTCCAGCCTTTTCATTAAAGCGTTCGAAACTTCCAGCTAAGTGGTTTTTAAGGATGGCATTTCTTGCACCATACTTAATCTTTTTATAAGTACTACTATCAATAGTATCTAAAGCTTCAATTATTTTTCCTTCGTCTTTTAATTTTTCAGCTACTTTTAACTTTGCAAAGTATTCGTCTCTAACAAATTTTTTACCTAGTTTCTCTCTTTCTTCGATGGCTGTTAATTGTTCGACAGAAAGATTTGAATACTTCTCTTTATTAAATTCTTTTTGCTGTCTTTTCTGTTGCTGTACTTTCATACCATCAGCTAATTTCTTAGCTTTAGGTGTTAATTGAGCAATAGCTTCTAGTAGCTTGAGAGGCACTCCAGCATTTTTAATGCGTACTTCATCATTACGCTTTTCAGCTGCCTCTCTTTCTTCATAACTTCGATTAACACTTTGATAACTTTTTTCAAGTATCGAGGCATAATCGGGGACTTCATTAAAATCTAATCTCATAATTTATACCTACTAAGCAAGAACAAATGGTGTAGCAATACTTGCAACAGAACTAGCAATACTTAATGCATCCATAAATGCAGCTGCTCCAACACTCTGCATAACAGGTTCTGGGGGAGCAACATCAGGTATTGGCTGGAATGCTATTTCTGCATATTGTGAATCTACATATCCTTTAGCTTGTCCTTTAGCTTTAGCTAATTCTTTGTTAATTGCATAATCGTTATTTACTAATTGCCTTCCAATCTCAGATACATTTCTACCATATTTAGCAAGTTCATTTGTTTGCAGTTTTCTGATAGATTGTCCTGTTTGACCACTTGCAATTAATTTTGCTGTATCACTTTTATTTAAAAGGTTTACATACATTTCTTGATACTTAATTTGTGCATCATCTCTTGCTTGTTGACGTTGTAGTTGAGCTTCAGTAGCTGCACCTTTAACTGCCATCAAGGCATTTTGTGAATTAATTTCAGATTGAATTATTTTAGAGTCATAGACACTAAGAGTTTGCATCCATTGACGCTCACGCTTTTCATTCTGATATTGATATTGTCTTTGAGCAGCTTCATTCTGTGCTCTAGCTTGTGCTCCTAAACACACGGCAAAACTCCATAAAGGATAAGTTATTAGGTCCGTATTTTAATTCCCGTAAAAATTTGAACCCTAGGAATCTGAGTAGTTTTATATGAACTCTGTTTCGTTTATCAACGATGTTCCAGAGCAACTTCTCTGGT